ATAGTTTTTATATCAATGAGTGTTATTTTACCATTTTTGTCAACGATAACAATGTCAAAAGGACAAGCAGGATCTACTGATTTAGCAACAAAATAACCTTCTTTGGTTAGTTTTGCTATGGTTTCATATTCACCAACTGTGCCTTTTATTGAAGTTTTTTTTTGTCTTTCAGAGATTAGTTTATCAGGTTTATAACCAGATTTGCTAGACTTGTCAGACTCAGTGCTGCTACGAACCATAAGATTTTGTAGATGTTATTGATTCTTAAGTTTAAATGGTGCAAATGGTTATCCCTAATTACATCAATTTTGTGGTGGATTAGTTTTAGCTCACCTTCAAGTTTAATTATTTTCTTTTCGTTTTCTTGAGGCAAGTTGTCCATGATTAATTTTTCTTTTTATTTTTTTCTGCATCTAAAATCATAGATAGATATTCGTTTATAGCTTGTCTTGATTCTGAATCTGAATTAGCCATAATTATACCTAATTTACTAATGTGTTTTACAACTCCTTCAACTCCTTCATTAGAAGCAATATCAGTTCCTTGTGCCATCCATTTAACAAATTTAGGATTGGTCATTAATTTTGCAGATTGATTAGCACCAAAAATTGTTACTGGTAAACTTAAAAGAAATGATGGATTACCTGTAAGTGTGCTTCCTGTTACAGAACCAAATATAATACCTTGTCCAACTAATCTGTCAGCAGTTCCTGATGGGTTTCTAAATGTTTTACCACTTTCTCTTATTGTAGATGCAATTTTTGCAACTTTATCAAGATCATTACCCATACCTGTAAAACCTTTGCCTGAAAATAATATATTTTTTGTTGTTTTATCAAGTTTGTTCCAATTAGTTAAAAAAGTTTCAGAAGAAAATCTACCTGTAGCTTCTAATATTTCATCAGAACCTTCTGCTAAACCTTGTGATGGTTGTATTCTTCCCATTCTTTCAATTACTGAAGAAAGAAATATTTTATATTGTTCTGGTGTTAATGATTTTTTAATTGCATTTACTCTTGTTGAACCTTCTTTTGCACTATTCATTAATAAAGAAGTTATCTTGTCTGGATCTGCAACTTTGTAAATTGGTTCTAAAAAATTTTCTATTCTTGTTAGTCCTGATTTGTAAAAAGTATTAGCTCTTTTAAATGCTCTTTCTCCTTTTTTGCCTCCATTTTTTAAAATACCTTTTTGTAAATCTTTTGACAAAGCACCATAAACTAATTTTAATTGAGCCTTGTCAACATCAGGTATTAATTCAAAACTTGATAATTTTCTTCCTATTTTGCTTCTTAAAGCTGAAACTGCTTCATAAGGTAAACTTCCATTATTTTTTGCTACATCTTTTTGTAAACCTTCTAAAACTTCGTTAAGAAAAGAATTTGTAAACTTTGCACTTGTTTGTTCAGCTCCTTTTATAGGTTGAACTAATTTTGTTAATTCTTTTATAGTTCCATCCATACCAATTAAAGAATTAGGTTTTACATATTTATTTACTTCTCCATATAAAACTCCAGCTTTTGAATTAAATCTACCAACAAAACCTGATGATGAATTTACACCACTTTTAATACCATCTTTAATTGATCTTCCAACTTGAACAGAATTGGCTGGTAATGGTTTATTGATTAAATTTTTGGCTAAATTAGTTGTATATTTTCCAAGATCATCTTGTGCTTCTTGTGCAAATTTAGAAATTACACCAGATCCACCTGGTATATTTGCGATAACCATTTCTACTGTTTGAATACCTTGACTTTGAGTAACTTGACCAAGTGATGGTTTTACACCTGCATCTATAAAATTTTGTAATCTTTTACCAGCAGCATTTATTTGATTTTTTCCACCTACAACTGCGTATTTAAAACCTTTCATTATATATGGTGCAGCTAATTGACCTACAGAACCAAAAGCAAAATCAGTTGCTCTTTGTGCAGCATGTTCTTTGTTGCTTCTTAAAACTTCAGTTCCATAAATTTTACCAACTTGTTCGAATAATTCATTTGCAGCAGACATACCAACTCCTGCACCAGCAACAGTTCCTGCTCCTGGATTAATTGCTGTTCCTCCAGCAGCTCCTGCTACAGAACCTATAAATTCAGATGCTTCTTTTGATATATCAATTAAATCTCCTAAATTTGTTCTTTGTTTATCATCTAATACAAATTGTTCACCACCTTTATTGGAAACTATATAAGTTTTATCTCTTTCATTGAAATCAACATTATCATAAAATTTTTGTAAAGTAGCAATTTTAGATTCTAAATTTGGTGCAGCTTCCACTAAAAATCTAATTTTGTATGGAACTTCTCTCATTGATGAGATACTTTGTAAACTATCTGTATATTCACTAGGACTTAAAATGACAGCTTCTGGTATATTGGACATAATTACCTCTTAATTTTAAATAAAGTACCATTAGGCATTTGAAAAATATATTCTTTAGTTTGAATATCAAATGATTGTAAAAAAGTTCCAGATGGTACATCAACTATTTCACCACTAACATTTATTTGTTTTGGTCTAAAATCTGTATCAAAAAAAATATCTGATTTTTTAATATCTCTTTCGGAAAGAGCATTAGAAAAAGAATTTCTAAAAATATCTAAAGATTGAGTATTACTTCTAAATAATTTAATTGCTGTATTAACAAAATCTTTTCTTTGTTCTTCGCTTAATTTTTCACCTGTAAGAGCTTTGTTAAAAGCATTTCTTACTCTTGATGGAATTCCTGCTGCATTTGCTGCTGTGGCTTGTTCTCCTTCTCTAACTACTGATGTTGGATCTAAAACTTTCATAAAAGTAAATATTAAAGATACATCTCCTGCTGCTGAATCTTGTTCAGCTCCTGCTAAAACTTTATTAAGTTGTTCTTGTGCTGTGTTGTAATTTTTTACAGTTGCATTATCTTTATATATTTGTTGAAAACTTTTAATAGATTCTCTTTTTATTTTCGCTGATTCATCTTTAGGTGGTGGTGTTTTAACATTAGGAAAAACTAATTCACCAGTATCAGCATATCTTTGACGACCATCTATATCCTTTATAATTCTTCTTTCTTTAGAATCTTTAGGTGATGCTTTTACTTTAGGTAAAACTCTTTCTCCTGTATCAGCGTAATATTGAAAACCATCTGCACCTTTAACTATTCTTCTTTCTTTTTCTTCAGGTGTTAATAATTGTTGTAATTGTGCTGCTTGTGTTGCAGCAGGTAATACAGATGAAAAAGGATCTCTACCTTG